TATCATTTACTCAGATGAAAAGGGTAGTAAGGTAGATTACGAAGGCAAAGATAAAGATTTCTAAAATCCACGAATATTTCAACTATGGCTATTATAGTGCGCAAATAGCTGAATTAATAGTAAGAATGTATAAAAAACAAGTATATGACAAATATTTTCACTAATTCGAAAAAAGAACATACGTTCTAATCAAAAATATTTTTAAAATAGTTTTGATTTGTTCATAAATTATTCATATTTATCTGTTACAATATACTTGTAGTTAAGAAAGACAGATACAAAAAACCCATAATAATTCCGAAAGGCAGTCATGACAAAAGGTATAAACCCGGGTTGCAGAGGTTCGAATCCTCACATGACTATTCAAACGTATAAAAGGAGGTATAATATGAATAATTTTTTAGAAACTTTAAAATCTCAATTTATTGAAGATAATAACGTTTCATTAATCGCATCGTGTGACACGTTAGAAGAATTTTTAAATTCCGATTCAGAAATAATCATGTATGTTTATAAAGAATCGGCAACATCCGTTATAATTTCAATCGAATTTACAGGCATTTAGCTTAATAGGTAAAGCGCTTGACTTTGACTCAAGTAAATGAGGGTTCGAATCCCTCAATGCTTGCTACTAGCTATTAAAGCTAGAATAAAAAATAAAAAGGAGAATGAAACAATGAGAAAAGAAAAACTTGTAACACGCACAGTCATTTCTACAAAGGCAAATGTACTTTTGTACAATACTACAACCAAAGAAACGCATGAGGAGGATTTTACTTTTTCTGGTAGCATTAAAAAGGATGTTACGATTGAAAACAAAGTGAAAAAAGAGCTTGAAGCATCCGGGCGTTTTTCTGAAAAAGTGGTATCCGTTTTATCGTCTGTCGATATTGATGCACTCTATGCAATTACTGAATCTGAATTTATCGCCCATGCTACAAAATATGAATCGAGAGAAGCGTTAGCAGTAGCTTTAAAAGGAACAGATAAAGAAGCATTTGACTAAAAATTAAAGGAGAATAAAATTATGACAAATTATAGTGTTAAAGTAGTAGAAACGTCTAAGGAGCTTACAAAGAAAGAAACAGTAATGTTTAAAGATTTATCTGATGCAGTCAATTTATCAGAATTTATTGATGAGCATGGTGGAGCAGTAATGGTTGATGTAGAATCGTGGGTCATTCTTGATATTCACAACGAAAAAGCAAAAGACGGTAAGGACAAAGATTATACTAATTATGTGGTAGTAGACAAAAATGGAACACGATATTACACTGGTTCAGAATCTTTTTGGAGTTCTTTCACAGATATCTGGTGTGATATGCATGATTCTACAGAGGAATGGAGTCTTAAAGTCTACAAGAAGCAGTCTAACGGGAAGAAAGACTTTATTACTTGCAGTGTAATGTAACTATTAACTTATGATTTGTTTTAGGATAATATTTTGTGATTTGTTTTAGGCAAAAAAGAGTCCCGGGATTTTCCCGGGATTTCTATTAAAAGGAGTTATAATATGGCAAAGAAAAAACGTTCTGAATATACAAAACAGCGTGAAAGAATTAAAAAAGTTTATAAAAGAATTGAAGAAAAAGGGTATAACCCTATAGATTCTTTTAATCTTAAAACTACAAAAGAACTGTTAGCAGAAGGAACAGACCCAGAATCTTATGCTAAGCTACTGTCGAGAATGAAAACAAAGGATATAAAGAAAGGACTTAAAGTTTTAGACCCAGAAACAGGAATAATTTTTGATTATTCTGATTTAAAAGAATATGAAAAAGAAAAAGCAAGTGCAGATAACATTGCAAGTTTTTATGATTGGCTTCGCGGAGTATTAGATAATGCAATTCTTCCTGAGGGTCTACCAATGCTTACTGGTAAAACATGGATTGATGGAGGAGTTTTACAAACAGAATATGACCGATTTAGAAATACTATGTATTCTCAAATAGATAAAGATGAAAAAGAAGATGCAATATCATTAGAAATAAAAGAGGAAATAACTTCAACTGTAAATGGATTGTTAGAAGTACCTTATTATGAGATGTTTCACGAAAGTATAATCGCATTATCTAATTTAATTCTTAATAGACCGTTAACAGTTGAAGAATCAACATTCATATCTGACTGGAGTGACTTTGTAAATGGGGGTACGTCAGTATAGGACTTTTGTAGGAGATTTTGAAACAACTGTTTATGAAAATCAAACATCAACAGAAGTTTGGGCTAGTGCAGTAGTAGAACTAGGAACAGAAGAAGTATTTATACATCACAGCATACAGGAAACATTTAATTTTTTAACTTCGATGAGATGTAACATCCGAATTTATTATCATAACTTAAAATTTGATGGTGTTTTCTGGTTAGACTACTTTTTAAAGCATAACTTTATTCAAGCGTTTGAAAAATTTAATGCAGATGGAACACAAGGCAAGTTTTTAAAAGATTTTGAAATGCCTAATAATTCTATTAAATATTCTATTTCAGATATGGGACAATTTTATACGATAACGGTAAAATATAAAGGTTATTATATAGAATTTCGTGACTCACTAAAATTGTTGCCATTTAAAGTTAAAGAGATTGGAAAAGCATTTAAAACGAAGCATCAAAAACTTGAAATGGAATATAAGGGTTTTCGGTACGCAGGATGCAATATAATGCAGGAAGAAAAGCAGTATATAGCTAATGACGTTTTAGTAGTAAAAGAAGCGCTTGAAATGATGTTTTCAGAGGGACATAATAAGCTAACTATAGGTTCTTGTTGTTTATCAGAGTTTAAGAAAACATTTGATAGTAAAGAATATGATTTTTTCTTTCCGAATGTTTATGATATACAAATAGATGAAACGAAGCACCTATATAAAACAGCTGGAAAATGGATACATAAAACATACCGTGGTGGTTGGTGTTACCTTGTAAAAAGCAAAGCAAATAAAAAGTTTACATACGGTTGTACATTTGACGTTAATTCACTTTATCCCTCTATGATGCACTCACAATCAGGAAATCGTTATCCTGTCGGAAAACCACATTTCTGGACTGGGAATATTCCAGATGAAGCATTAAAGGGGAATCGTTTTTACTTTGTTCATATTAGAACAAGATTTTATCTGAAAAAAGGTTTTTTGCCATTTATTCAAATAAAGTCAAATTGGATGTATTCCGGCACAGAATCATTAGAAACTTCAGACTGGTATCATAACGGAGAATATCATAAATGGTATCACGATGAGAAAGGAGACTTAAAACCAACTACAGTTGATTTGTATTTAACTATGATGGATTTTGAACTAATTAAAAAGCATTATGAATTAGTCGATTATGAAGAAATAGACGGGTGCTGGTTTGATTCAGAGATAGGGTTATTTGACTGGTACATAGATAAATATAAAAAACAGAAAATGGAAAGCAAAGGTGCAAAGAGAACACTAGCGAAACTATATTTAAACAATTTATATGGTAAAATGGCGGCTTCAATGGAATCAAGTTTTAAAGTTGCCTATTTAAAGAATGATGCAATATCATTCATGGCAGTTCATGAAGAGGATAAAAAACCTGGTTATATTCCAATAGGGTCAGCTATTACAAGTTACGCAAGATGCTTTACAATAAAAGCGGCACAAGCTAATTATCATGGAAATAAAAGAGGGTTTATATATGCGGACACAGATTCAATTCATTGTGATTTAAATTCAGAGGAAGTAAAAGGGGTAACAATACATCCAAGTGAGTTTTGTTGTTGGAAAGCGGAATCTAATTGGGATTTTGCTATTTTTGCTAGGCAAAAAACTTATATAGAGCACATCACGCACGAAGATAACGAATTAATCAATAAGCCCTACTATAACATAAAGTGTGCTGGTATGCCAGAGCACAGCAAGGATTTGTTTGAAATGAGTATCACAGGAATTTCAAATTGGTTTATTGATGGTTATGATGCAATGTGCGATGAGTTAGGCATAACTAACTATAGCGAAGCAGAATTAGATTTTCTTTCACAACCTAGAATACTTGAAGATTTTAAACTTGGACTTGAAGTTCCGGGCAAGCTATTACCAAAAAGAATACCGGGTGGAGTTTTACTTGTTGATACACTATATAAAATGAGAAAGTGAGAGTATTATGAAAAAAGAAGATATTGTAAAATTATATGGTTCAAAACCTAGTTATCAGCATTTAGTTATTTCTATGGAAGAAGCAAGTGAATTAATTCAATCAATATCAAAATTGTATCGTTTTGGCTCATCCAGTGAAAGAATAACTCATTTAATTGAGGAAATGGCTGATGTATTAATTTGTTTTGAATTATTAAAAATTTTATATAATATTCCAGACGAATTAATAAATCTAATGATTACAACTAAAATGAAAAGAAATATAGAAAGGATTGATAAATAATGACAGTACAGGACTTATATAATATTTTAGAAAAAGAAGTAGATAACGGTAATTTAGATTTAGATTCTCCTGTTTGCTTTGAACAAAGTGGAGAAATAAAAGAATATTTAACTGATGAAAATGTTAGGTTTATTGACGGTAAACGTATAAAATATTTAGAATTGAGACTATAAATTTAGAGGGTGTAAAAATTACACCCTCTTTTTTATATCTTTAACATAAGGGAATTACACGCGGTAAGCAACACCGAGGAATTTTCTGGCGGTATCTTTCAACCGTGCTTTTCCAGAATATCACAGGTAATTACACTTATGTAGATACTATTAATAACTTAAAGCCTTTAATATAGCTTCTTTACAACGTAAATCTTTAAATCGAAAACAGCCTTTTTCAAAATAGAATCTTAAATTTGTAAGAAACATATCATTTCTTTTTAACATAACGTAGTTTATCTCATGGTCACTTGTAGTAACAGTAATTTTATATTTGTATGAGATATCTGGTCTGTCATCCACATAAATAAAGCCAGAATCAGCAAATTCCCTTACACCAAAATCTGTTCCATTATATTTAATAGTGCACAAATATCTACCAATACCACTAGGTTTTTCAATAAATGCTTTATTATCGTTTAAATAGACACACTCACTCGAATACGCTACATAGGAGTTTTTAGCAAATGCTTTATTAAATCCGCTTTCTTTTTGTGCAACGCTTGCGCTATCAATAAAACCCTGTTCTAAAATATATCCGTGACCTCTTAAAAATTTAGTGTCATCTCGTAGTCTGTTAGATATGCCTAATTCCACATAGTAGGGATTTATTAGACTTACAGGATTGCTAAGCATATAAACAGGAACATATCTAACTTGCTCTCCTTGCCCTCTAGCAATAGAAGTATGAATAGAAATAAATTTCTTAATTTCGTCACTGCAATAATGATTAGATTCTGATTGAAATTCATCAAAAATCATTCTATTAACGTCACTAAAAAGATGAGAATATTTTTTAAGTTGATCGGCACTATTTAAAGATAAAGCATAACCACAGGATTCTCCATCTAAAAATAGTTCATGGAATATCCCAGATGCTTTTCTTTTGCTTTCCATTACACTACCTTGAAAGAAAAGTGCGCTTAAATCTTTAAAAAATTTGTCTGCACAATCATCCAATTCATAGTTATATCTGTATAAAAGTGCAAATTTGCCTTGTCCCTTTTTAAATTTATTTACACACAATCGCCCGAAATATGTTGTTTTTCCTCCCGTTCGATTAGTTGTTACCATTAATATCTCTGGTTGCTTTCCATCCAAATCAGTAAGGGAAAGTAATTTTGTTCCGTCATAGTAAGCGCACATAAAAGTCACATCCTTAATATTCTTTGTAATACTTTTGTAATATTTATTAAAATAATTGTAACATACTATTGACAAAAAGTCAATAATGTGATACAGTAAAAATATAAAAAGTTAATAATTTTTGAAACACTTTAAATTTTAATTAGCAAAGGAGGTGCAACAGTGGATTGGGTAAATGCTGTTAAAGATGTAGGGTTTAATATTGTTTGCCTTATGGCTATGGCTTATTACATCTATATTACAGACGAAAAGAACCGTAAGGAGAGAATCGAAGAGTCACAACGGCATCAAGAAGAAACAAAATCTTTACAAGAAGCAATTAATAACAATACAATCGTTATGAATAAATTACTTGACCGAATGGAGAGTGATAGTAAATGAACAATGAAGCATTTGTAATTAAACTTCCAAGTGCAATTTCTGGTGCAATTTTAGTTATTGTAGGGATGTATGGTAACGGAGAAGAAAGAAAAAAAGCACTTGAAAAAGACGGATTTAATGCTAGCGAGGTGCAAAGAGCTGTCAATGATTTATTACCTATTTTTAATAAATACAAGGAGTGATAAAAATGACATGGTTCGCTAAAGTTAAAGGTGCTTATGCTGAGACTTCCGAAGAAGCATATCAAAACGCCCTTGAAGCCTATTCTTTGTTAAGTTCTAAGGGTTGGACATTACAAGCATTTTGCGGAATGTGGGGTAACGTAGGTCATGAGGGAGGTTACAATCCTTGGAGATGGCAAGGGGACAAAGTCCAACCGACAACAAATTCGCCTTGGCATAATATAGGCTATGGATTCACGCAGTTTACACCGGGCGGAAAATACATTAATGACTCACGTGCTAAAGCAATAACGGGTTACGCGCCTAACTTTTCAAATCAAAGTGGTAAGGCGTCTGATGGATATGCTCAAATGGTTTTTGTAGATGCATACGCAGACTATTATCCGTCTACAAAATTTCCTTTATCATATGGGGAGTATAAAGTTAGTAATCAACCTGTAGCTACTATGGTAGAAATTTGGATGAGAAACTATGAACGCCCCGGAAGTTATAGCACATTACCAGAGCGTCAAAAGTCTGGTGAGTATTGGTTTCAAAAGTTAAGTGGTGTTCCACCAACACCACCATCAGGAAAAAATAAAAAAATGCCATTATGGTTTTATTTAAGAAAAAAGGAGTGATTAAGAATGCCATTTAAAGACGGCACATATCAGCATGAAACAGGGTTTATTATAATGATTAAAGACGGCATAGTAATGTTATCGCCTAACCACCCATTATCCATGAGACTTTCAGAACTGTTTGATTCAAAGAAATGGAGCGAATTAAATGCATAATGCACCTAGCTATTATAAGGTTCACAAGTTTGAATGCCTTGAAGAAATGAGAATGATTTTTGGAATAGAAGCAGTTAAAATTTTTTGTAAGTTAAATATTTGGAAATATAGGTATCGTGATGGAAATAAATCAAATACGAATGACAGCGAAAAAGCGGATAAATATTTAACTTACTTATTATCGTTAGAGAAAAGAGGTGTGTGAAATGGCTATTATTAGCAAAGAAGATTTGATTAAGCGTTTATCAGAAAAATTTGTAGATGACAATTCAGATGAAGTAATTCAATTAACAGAAGATTTATCAGATACATTAAATGACTTTGATTCTCGCATCAATGATACAGAGGATTGGAAAACCAAATTTGAAGAAAATGATAATATGTGGAGAAAGAAGTACAAAGATAGATTTTTAGAATCGTCTGGTGGTAATGATAATGAAAGTCATGAACAAGACGATGATGAAAATACAAGCGTAACATTTAATGATTTATTTGAGTAGAAAGAGAGGAAATAAAAATGCCTACTAGACCACAGGTTAAAACATTATCTGGAAGTAGTGTTGATATTCTTAACGCTATCAGAAATAGCGCAACACAGAATTACAAAGATTATATTCCAGCAGCAACGAAAGACGCAGAATCAATTCGTGAGATTGGTGCTATTATTATGGACTATCCAGCTTTACAGAATGAGTTTTTATCAGCACTTGTAAATCGAATTGGTAGAGTTCTTATTACATCTAAAATGTATAGCAATCCGATTGAAATGTTTAAAAAAGGAATGCTTGAATTTGGCGAAACGGTAGAAGAGATTTTCGTTAATATTGCAAAGCCATTTCAATTCGACCAGTCCGTAGCAGAAAAAGAAGTTTTCAAACGTGAAATTCCAGATGTAAGAAGTGCTTTCCATGTTATGAACTATCAGAAGTTCTATAAATCGACTATTTCTGATAAAGAACTTAAACAGGCTTTTCTGTCTTGGGATGGTGTAAGTAATTTAATTGCTAAAATAGTTGATTCCATGTATACAGGCGCAAATTATGATGAGTTTTTAACGATGAAATATCTCCTTGCTAGACATATTCTTGACGGTCATATGACTGTACAGGAAATCCCAGCTGTTACTACAGCTAACATGAAATCTATCACGGCAGAAATTAAAGGTGTGTCTAATAAATTAACCTTTATGAGTTCTGAAAATAACGTTGCTGGAGTTCAGACTTTTTCGCTAAAAGAAAATCAGTATTTAATTATGAATGCACAGTTCGATGCTACTATGGATGTAGAAGTTCTTGCTAGTGCCTTTAATATGGACAAAGCCGAATTTATGGGGCATCGTGTTATGATTGACGGATTTGGAAATCTTGATATCGCAAGACTCAACATTTTGTTCGCTGATGACCCGAACTATACGGAAATTGGCACAGCTGACCTCAAAGCATTAAACGCAATTCCGGCTGTTATTATTGATGCTGACTGGTTTATGGTATTTGATAATTTACAGGAGTTTACAGAGCAGTTCAACGGACAGGGACTTTACTGGAATTATTGGTATCATGTTTGGAAAACATTTTCTGTTAGTCCTTTTGCTAATACCGCTTTATTCGTGGCAGGTGCACCGACAGTAACAAGTGTTAAAGTAAATCCGAGTGCGGCTAATGCGTCAGTAGGTCAGTCATTACAGTTGACAGCTACAGTTGAAACAGAAAATTTTGCACCGCAGTCAGTAACATGGTCTAGTGATTCTGATAAAGCCACAGTTGACGTTAGAGGTAAAGTCACGCTGTTAGAGGGCGCTACAGGAACTATCAATATCACAGCTACATCTGTTTATGATTCTAGCAAATCGGGAAAATGTGTTATTACTGTAGCATAGTTTTAAGAGGGAGATTTTTTCTCCCTCTATCATTAAAGGGAGTAATGCCTAATGTATATTGCACCAAATACCATTGCAAGGGTTTTAAAAAATGTTAGACTAGATAACACTTATTCTGACACGATTTATTTTGACTCAAAAGAAAAACAAACGGCATATTTTGCAGGCAAAACAAAATACACGTTTACTAATATGACTTATCAGCGAAAAGAACGTAGATTAGTAGTAAAACAAGTAGCCGATAATATGTTTGATTGTAACTACCTTATGTTTCAAAATAGTTCTTATGGTAATAAATGGTTTTATGCTTTTATCACAAACGTAGAATGGCTAAACAATGAAACAGCGGCTATCTATTTTAAAATTGACGATGTTCAGACATGGTTTTTTGATTTTTATTTAGACTCTAGTTTTGTTGAAAGAGAACATAGTGCTACAGATGCAGTAGGAGACAACCTTATTCCAGATAACTTAGAAACTGGCGAATACGTTTCAGAAGATTTTTTAGATAGTGGTATTATTAAAGGTTATTCGTATGTAGTAGCCGCTACATTCAATGAAAATTATGAAAGTGTTTCTGGTGGTTTGTATTCTGGCATTTATGGTGGTTTGCATTTTAACGTGTTTGATACCGCTAACGATGTGGATGAGTTTTTATTGGGATTACCGGCAGAAAAAACAGATGGAATTGTGTCAATTTTTATGATGCCAACAGCGTTTATTGACTCAAATGCTTCCACAGGGGCTAAAAGCTATGATGTTGATATTGATAAAAAAGTATCTAACATTTGGAAAACATTTACACCACACAATAACAAAATTTATACATATCCATATAATTTTTTATACTGTACAAATCTAGCTGGAACAGGAACAGCTTTTCCGTATGAATATTTTTCAAGTGAAAAATGCACTTTTTTAATGGCAGGCGATATGAGTTGTAACCCAGAGATTTTATTAGTGCCAAAAAATTATAAAGGAGTTGTTGCTAACTATAACGAAAAAATGACGTTAAGTGGATTCCCTCAATGTTCATGGACTACAGATTCTTTTAAAGCGTGGCTTGCTCAAAGTGCTATTCCGACTCTTGCAGGTGCTACTATGAGTGGTGTGATAAATTATACCGGAAAAACCGATGTTATTCAAAGTTCGTTATCAACAAGTGCTACTGGGAATTGGACTGGTAGAGCAGATTCTATGTATTCAGCTGGTGCTAATTTAGAGTATGGAATGTATGGTACTATAGCTGGGCTGGTTGCACAAGGTTATCAAAAATGGATTTTACCGCCGCAAGCCCACGGGAATTCTGGAAATAGTGCGGCTGTTGCTATGCGAATTAAAAATTTTGCTTTCATGCATATGCACGTTCGTGAAGAATTTGCAAGAATTATAGATTCATTCTGGGACAAGTTTGGTTATCCTGTGCGAAGAGTTAAAATACCTAGCACACACAACAGACCACATTGGAATTATGTTAAAACAGTCGGATGTGATGCTCACGGTAGTATCCCATCAAGCGCAATGAGTAATATCAAAGCAATTCATGATAAAGGTATTACTTATTGGATGAACGGGGATGAAATTGGTAACTATTTGTTAGATAACAGATTGAAAGGAAGTTCATAATGGGGAGACGAAGAAAAACTTCTGATAATTTTGATTCTATGTTTTTTAATAATAGAGCTTATATTTATCAGTATAACAGAATTAAAGAACTTGCCATATCCAGATTTAAGTGGAATAATCTACCAGACACAGTAGACGAACGTTTTTTAGAACTTACATTATTTGAACAAGGAATGGCTGTTTTCTTCAATGATGATGTTATGGGATACTTAGCACTTACCACTATGATTGGTGGAATGCTAGATGTGTATAGGATTCCTACAAAGCGCACAGCATATGCGAATAACGGTTTTAATATGCACTTAGATAACACTAATAGCATTATTATTTGGAATAACAAGTTACATGAAAATATGATTTATGGGTGCGAAATGTTTGCACGTAGGTTATATGAGTGTGATAGAACTATTGACGTTAATATCAAAGCTCAGAAAACACCTATTTTAATTACTTGTAGTGAGAATCAAAGATTGACATTAAAAAATACTTATGAACAATATACAGGAAACGCACCAGTTATTTTCGCTGATAAAGATATAGATATTCTTAAAAGTTTACAAGCTATTCCTACTCTTGCACCTTATGTTGCAGATAAATTACTTGAGACTAAAACGCAAATTTGGAATGAATGCTTAACTTGGTTAGGAATTTCTAATACAAATTATCAGAAAAAAGAACGGTTAATTTCTGATGAAGTCAGTAGGAATATGGGCGGCACGGTTGCAAGTCGAAATAGTGGACTTGATATGAGAAAACAGGCTTGTGACGAAATCAATAGAATGTTTGGATTGAATGTTAGTGTTGAATTTAACGATGATATCAACGTAGAAGCAATTAATAAAAATGAAGATATTTATAATGCAGATAAGTTGGAGGTAAACGAAGATGAGTAAATACACCACAGAGTTGCGTTATATTTGTGAAACAGAAGCTGGATTAAGTGAAAGCGTAGGACAAACTAAAATTAAATACGTTATTGCTAAAGCTATTCCTAAGATTTTCGATTTTGATTTTCCTATTTTTGATGAAAGCTATCGGAACGTTTTGGAAACGAAGATTTTAAAACATTACTATACTCGGGAGATTGGACTCGAAACTTATGGATTGTGGAAGTTAAAGCTTGACACGAAGTTAAACGAAATTATGCCTTTTTACAATCAGTTATATAAAAGTGCTTTATTAGAATTCAATCCGTTATATGAAGTTGATTATAGTAAAACAGGAAACAGAGATGCTAGCGGTACTAGAGACAATACAGAAAACAATAATGAAAGCTATGATGAAAGCACTGATACTAATGAAAGTCATGATGAAAGCACTACTAATTCTAACGATGGAACTTTGACTAAAGGCACTACAACTACAACAACTAATTATTTTTCTGATACACCTCAAGGTGCTATTAGTAATGTTATTGATGGGACTTACTTAACGAATGCTACTTATAATGTTGTTGGAAATACAGGAAGTGATAATACTTCTAATAGTGGTAGTGTTGATTCGGAGGGCAGTTCTAAGAGTAAAAACGAAAAAGATGGTAGCAGAAAAGGAAGTAAGACAAGTAATAGTAACTTAACTGACACTGAAAGTTACCTTGAAAGTGTCAGAGGAAAAATGAGCAGTAAGAGTTATTCAGCTTTATTAATGGAATATAGGGAAACTTTTATAAACATTGATATGATGCTGATTGAAGAATTATCTGATTTATTTTTTGGTCTTTGGTAGCTTAATATGCTTTATTTTATAAAAGGAGAAAAATTATATGAAAAAACTTTTTATTAGTCAACCTATGAAAGGCAAAACAGACGAGGAAATTTTAAAAGAACGCAAAGAAGCTATTTCATTAGCTAAATTAATTATTAATGAAGATGTTGAAGTTATTGATTCATTCTTTCAGAATGCACCTGTCGATGCTAAACCACTATGGTTTTTGGGTAAATCACTTGAGTTATTATCCACAGCTGATGTAGCATATTTCTGTGATGGCTGGCAGAAATACAGAGGATGCCGCATGGAACGTGACGCTTGTTTACATTATGGCATTAAAATTATTTAAGACTAATACTGTAATTTAATAACATTATAATATTTCATGAAAGGTGGTACAATATTATGTATGATTTTACAAATGTAGACCCTGTAAAATGTTGTGCTTGGCTTGTTCTTCCGACTGTTTATGACGAAAGTTTAAGCTATGGAGAACAGCTTAATAAATTCTGTAAAGCATTAAATGAACTGATTGAAAACAATAACAATCTTCCAGGTTATGTCGCTGAAATGATTCAGAATTATATCACTAGCGGTGCTATTGATGAGGTTGTTAGAAATATTTTAGCAAATTACATTTTGAATGTTAAATACCCGCCGAAAGGGATTAGCCCGGCAGTTGGAGACGGTAGTGCTGATGATACTGATGCTATCCAAGGGTGTATTGATTATGCTTTTAATCAAGGCGGTGGATGTGTTTATTTCCCGTATGGTAAATACCTTAGCCGAAGTTTAACGTTAAGAAGTGGTGTTAGTTTAGTTGGTTTTGACAGATATAGTACAAGGATTGTACAGAGAGGTGGAGACACAAAGCCGTTAGTGTCTGGCGGAAATGTGCAGAATGTACAGATTAGTAATTTAACGTTGGATGGAAATAACGAGGTTCAGACGGATGATTTGGATGTTATTAATGTTTTAGGCAAAGACTGTTTATTTACTAATTTAGTTATTAAGAGTGGATTTCAGTGTTTTGTTTATAACGGATTGGGTGGAGATTTACAAATTGATAATGTAGTTTTTGGTGGTGCTGTTAAAAAAGTTGCTGTTATTAACGGTAAAGATTCAGTTCAGTTTACTAATGTTAAATTTAATGAGCTTGGAAAAGTACAGGGCGAGTGTGTTCTTGAAGTAGGTGCAAGTGACGGTGTTTATAGTTTTAGTTCTAAGGCTATTAGTCCGCTGTGCATTAGTGTTAATGGTAGTCGAAATACATTTAATTGTGATATTATTAATGCTAGTAGTAATTTTAATGACACTGGTGCGATGAATAATTTCAATGTACTAGGGATGGAAGTTAAAGAACAGTTAGCACAGGGTAAGAATATTAGTATTGGTGGAAATACTACAGAAAATATCACAGGTAGTAAAACAGAAACAGTTGGGTCTGGAAAAGTCGAGAATATCACAGGTAGTAAAACGGAAACAGTTGGGTCTGGAAAAGTCGAGAATATCACAGGTAGTAAAACAGAAACAGTTGGGTCTGGAAAAGTCGAGAATATCACAGGTAGTAAAACGGAAGTTATTAGTGAAAATAAATCGGAAAATATTACTGGGAATAGAGAAATTGATATTGACGGGGCGGATAGCATTCATGTTGATGGTGTTAGTTCAGTTAATATTGGTGGGACTAGGACGGAAGTTTTTGGAAGTAGTAGAAGCGTTGGTGTTACTGGTGCTAATACTGAAGAATATCATGATACTATGAATGAGACTTTTGACAGTAAGCATAATGTGCATGGTGTTGATGAAACTAATACTTTTATAGGCAATGTTATTAATAAAGCTAATAAATTTTCATTTGAGTCTACAGAAAAAAGTTTTCCTGTTAGTTTTCCAGATAAAACCGTTGATTTATATAATATTGATTTAAACAATATAATCAATGTTAAAGACTATGGTGCTATTGGTGATGGTGTTACAGATGACACTGACGCTATTAACAATGCTATTTTAGCTGGTAATAGTAGTAAAAAAATAGTTCAATTTGAATCAAATAAAAGTTATAATATCAGTAAAATTGACACACTTGTTTCTTGTAATATTGACTTCAATTATTCAACTATTTTAATAAAAGACAATTCAGAATATATTTTTAAATGCGGAGAACCTAAAGATAGCTTTACAATACTAAACGGTGTATTAACTGAAAGAAGCGTTACAGATAGTAGATTATTTAACAAGTCATTTACTATAACTACACCTGTTTTATTAGGAACACGCAGTACAACTAATGAGGTATTTTATCAAAAAATTCATATTATTACTGATTCACAAGGAAATTTTGTAAATACTTTTATTCCTAAAATCATAGATGGCAGTTATACGATTAGCAATTTACACGAATTATCTGAACCGCTTTATTTCAAAAATGCCACTATTAAATATAATTCACAACCTACTGCAAATTTCTTTATTAACTATCAAGATAATGTAACATTTGATAATTTTAATGTAATAGGCAGTGTAAATAACACAGATTGGAGTGGTGCGACATTTAGTATTCATGATTGTTTTGGTGTTACATTTAGAAATATTAATGGTAAAAATCCTGTTTCGTCCCCCGCTAGTGGTTATATTATTGGTCTATATGAAACTAGCAATAGCTTAGTTGAAAATTGCATTTTAACTGATTTTACTAATTCGTGGGGTGCTATTGGATGTTCACAAATTTGTAATGCTAAATTTAAGCACGTAATAACCAATAGATTTGATATCCACTATTACTTAAATGGTTATTATAATTGCGATGAATGCACAATAGGAAAATTTGAATTTTCTGGCGGAGTCGGAAATATTAATCTTAATTCGTGTACTATATTTAATGGTATTACTTTACGTAATGATTTACCTGTTTTATTATCTGGTGCACTTAATATTTTAAATTGCTATAGTTCTATTGATAATAACTATTTAGTAAACATTAGTAATACAAATACATCGGCAAGTAACTATAATACGATTTTTCAATCATTTAAGTTGATAATTAAAAATCATTATTATAGAGAAAAATCATTAGTGTTATGTAATATGGGTAATTTACATTTACAATCAGGTATTAATATCTTTGTAGAAAATTGTGAACTGTTTACTACATCATCCATTAATACAGATAATGAAATAAATAAAGTAATATTCAAAAATGTGTTTGGGTCTTACTCTTTTTCATACCCTGTTAAAACTTTTATTGTTCAAAATTCTACTATTACAATGGCTGGAAATAACAACAAAGTTAAAACACTAATTGCTACTAATTGTAAATTTAATGATATTAGTTATAATTTGCAATTTCCTACACTTGTTTTTTGTAATAATGTTTTAGGTGTTGATAAAAAAAATTCTATTGCTTCTACTAATTATGTTATTAATAATAATATAATTACATCTGATACAAAAGTAAATCTAAGTAGTTGGAACAAGCCAGCAGTTTAAATTTTTATACAGGTTATATACTAATGCGTATGTATATAGCCTGTATTTTATTTACCTTGTTAAACAAGTGAACATAATATAGTTGTAACTTTTGTTGTAGATATCCCCA